GCCATCAGACCTACAGCTATGGGACTGCTACAGTTATAAGCCCGTGGTGACGGTCCTAGACTTCCTACGGGACTATCAGTGCGACGTTCTACTTAAAGACAAAAGCGTATGTCATGGGCACTACCACTGCACGATTGATTGGCTACCTGACTCTGATAGCGAATCTGGTTTCCTGCTCCAGCCCGACCAAAACAAATGTGGACATATCATCATGCTCAGTGACGGACGGGTCTGTTGTCTGCCTACCAATCGGGTCCTCTTTAAAGACGCTTTCTTCATCGGAAACGAACCAGACGCACCAAAACGCAAATACAAAACCATCGATACCGTTTGGAAATCCGAGAATTGTGATCGCTGGTCAGTAGCTAACACAGACGAAACCTATTACTGATAGGCTAACAATGGCTTGGACCACATACTGACAGTATGGAGCCATCCAGAGACTTCACGCCTCGTCTTCCACACATTCCCGATACACCAATCACCTTTGCCTCAAAGTCAGAGTACGCTTGCGGGATGCTGCTCGAACGCTACGTGAGAGGTTTTGAGCTGGCAGATGGGCAAACCTTCCAAGTTGGAGTCGGGCATAACAAGGTTATTGATTTTTACGTTAATGGTGTTTTCGTTGAGTATCACCCCATCAACTTAAAGTTTGAGTTTGATAATCCAATCGCTCTGCGTCGTATTTTGGACGGCACTCGTAAAATCGACAATCACGCTAAACGAGAGATCATTGAAGGTATCAAAATGGAACTTGCTGAAAAATATTACCGCCGTCGCAAGTTTTTAGTTACACTAGCAGCAGGCAAGGATGCTGAACTCATTTGTTGTTACGATCCAGAAGAGTTTTGCAAAAAGGTAATAAGACGTTTTGGTGACAATCCACCTAAGTTACCTATTCTTTTAACGCAGTTTCACAACTACATACAAAAAGCATGACAAATTCTAAAGCAAAAGGCAGCGCCGGAGAGCGTGAGTTGGCATCAAAGCTTAGAGAGCATGGCTACACCGCACGACGAACTCAACAGTTTTGCGGTGCTGCTGGCGACTCTGATGTAACTTGCACTGAGCTAGATCAGTTTCACATAGAGTGTAAGCGTGTAGAAAAACTAAACGTAGACAATGCAATGGACCAAGCCTTGCGAGACTGTCACGACAGAACACCGCTCGTGATGCACAGGCGCAATCACAAACCGTGGCTAGTGACAATGTACTTAGAGGATTGGGTTGCTTTGGTAAAACATGCAAAAGAAAGCAACTGATTTAGAAATGCTACACCCAGAACATCAATCGGATTTTCCCGAACGTACCCTGTGGCTTGCGGTCATCGAGCGAGCCTTAAAAGACTACTGTTTCTTCTTTGACCGGCTCGAAGGTCTGCCACAAGTAACTGTAAAAGCAATGGCAAAAGAGCAGGAGCTAGAAAGAAAGAATGTTATGTACCACCGCACCGTTGGGGATTTCTCACGACTCCGGTGGTTCTTGTTTGATCCATATCCTACACCGTTTAATCTGACTTATCTCATCCGTGAGCTATACGATGATGAGTCGATTGCAGAAGCTATGCGTAAGCAAGCTAAAGAACAATTTAAACTGCAATTTGATAAAGTAAGGACGCTAGGTAAATACAGAGTCATTACCCGCTACATAGAAGAAAATACAGGGGCCGACAAAGCGACCCCTGCGACAGAAGAGAGTAAACTCCGCAATAAACGGTACAGACTTACTACTGACGTTTAACGCTTCTTCTTATCTTTTAGCGACCACACCTGCGATACTCCATACAGCACAGCGCCTGTAACCACCGGCTCTGCCGCTGCTGCAAGGTTAGACGCATCCGCCTCTTCTACTCCAATCGTAAGCAAACCACCAGCAGCTAACGTGAGCAAATGTCGAATGATTGACGCAAAAATGAGAGACATAAAACACCCTTTATATATTGGTACATACTACTCTCGTACCTACAGTTACGCTTTCGTGGGTCGATAAAGCTACCCCTGATGCAGTTCATAAAGGGTTCCCAATAAAAGCTTATGTCACAGTGTCGATACCTATCAGCAAACTTGTCAACGTCTATGTGCGAGCCGTCTATGCCGTCTAAATCAACTATACACGGGCTAGTAAGGCGTGGCGTAACTCCATGCTTTTCACAGGTATATCCGGCAATGCACTTGGCTTTGAGAGGATTGTCGACAGGAATACAATCAGGCAAAGCAGCAGATACAGCAGATAAGAGATTTCTTCTGGCACGTTCATTCAGGTCACACTCCAAGCAAGGGGAGACGTAACACTGAACACCTTCAGCTCCCGCTAATCGTTTCTTTAACCGTTGTAACCCACGCCTAAACCTTCTCATCAAACGACTATTAGACTGATGCACTGCTTGATTAGCTTGCGGTATAGAATACCCGTAAAACGCTTCATACGGGCCGCAGCGGTTGTTTCTGAGGCAAGGACCATTAAGGAGATGGACTCGCACTATCTTTTGTTTACGGCTCTTTAATAACTCGTCAGCGCACTTACACTCTTCACCGAATGTAGTCTCAAGCCACCCTGTAATGATCGTATCTTGATTGCGCCAGGTCTCTTTAACTGCTTTACAATTCGTATCAGGGTGACACAAGCCAATGTAACTGGCCCCTTGCGCTTGCGCTGTAGCCATAAATGCTAACAGCACAATCAACAGTTTCATTTGTCTAAGACCTTATCGAGCTTCTTATCAACCTTGTCCAGCTGCGACTTTATATGCGTAAGCTCTGCCTGGATGATCTGCACTTCCATCGCAACCCGATACTTTGACTCTTCAAGCTCACGTAGACTGTTCTTTACGCTGCGGTAATCCATTCCAACAATGGAGATGACAATGCCAATGACTGCCTTAACAGCCAAATCCAGCCACGTTTTAAATTGTGTAAAATCTTGCTCGGTCAATGGACACGGCCCCCGCCATACGCATCAATAACAATCAGTTGCGCTTCTGGAGTATCCCGCATGACGTCCATAAACTGTAAAAACGCAGAACGTGACGCTAGGATGGCAGAGTCAGGGCCAAGTTTACCAAATTGCATTCCTAGTAGTATACAACCATGTGTATCACGGTGAGTGTTACCCGCATGAATTAAGATGTGCTCCCGCTCTGGCACATCAAGCACCTTAAACACCGTTCCAAACTTAGGCGATTTGTGGCGAACAATCTTGTATCGACCTATCGGGATGCAAGAGATGTTACTTTCGTTATCCCTCCAGGCATCTTCTAAAGTCAGAAACGAAGGCGCATCATCAATACAAAGCACACCAAACGTAGCGCCGTTGTGCTCTGTAACTCTGATGAGCCTTAGCGTTTTCACTTTGGCGGCTCAGGAAATACGATAAGTTTTGGATCGTCATTCTGCTGCATCATGTCACGCAATGCTTGGCGATAGACTGCCCAATCCCATTTGTTAGGAAGGTCTACGTCAGGAAGTTGAGTGTAGTCAGATGCCGCAAGCTCTCTATTTCTATAGTTACGAATAGAGGCGGCTACCTCGTAATCAGTATAACCCTCTTTTCTTGGCTCAAGTAAATCTTTGTAGTTCATTGTCATACGCTATAATAATCTCCCACAACAATAGCGATATTCCCTGCGCCGATTGTAAAATTGTTAAAATTATAAGTGCGAACAATTATACTTTGTCCTCCTGTTGTTGTTTGATAACAACTTGCGGCACTTGGAGTGCCGCCCGATGAACACGCTTGAGCCGCAAAGGTGCCTCCCGTATCTCCCCATTCCACGGGATGACTAAATAAAATATAAGTTGCATTCGCAACACCTTGTGTCCAATTTAAGTAATAGCGCAATGACACTGTTCGGCCTTGCTTTCGCATGTAATAATAAGTGGTTCCTACTGTAACTGTTCCGGCTTGAGGCGTCACTGTCGGGGTAACGGTAATCCATCCACCAGGATCGTTGACAATAATAAAATTAGTACCATCGTAAACAACCTCCATAATTGCGCCAGCTATCCACGTACCAAGCGTCGGATTTGTACTATCTCCGTTATTTACAATGTTTTTTGCGCCGATACCGTTAACATTAAGTGTATGCGCTGTAACAGCAGAACCCGTAGATCCCAATCCGCTGCCGATCTTCATGCGGAATTTTTGACCGGCCTTATACGCCGTAATAGCTGGCGTTGCTGTAGCGGTTTGCGCTGTTGCAGTACCACCAGTAGTACCAAGCCAGATAAAGTCACCATCTTGGATCTGACTTACTGCACCATAGTTGTTACGTGCCGTAGCTACAGCTACGTTAGTGTGCTTAAAGCCACCCATTGGTAGGTCAGCAGTAGCGGCATTTTGACCATCCTTAGTAAGACAGGTGTTAATGCCAGTAGCAAAGTCATTGTCTTGCGTGTCGTGGCGTCCTGCCTCAATGCCAATGCCTAGTGATGCGTCACCTGTCCAACCACCAGTGGCGTTGTTTCCTTTCGTATATGTACCGCCTGACCAGCTCATAGTAGTTCCTTATGCGAATGTCTTTTCTAATCGTAAAACTTTATTCACGTATTGTTGTGTCTCTTTTGGCACATAAGCAACCTGCTGAATGTTAGCCCACGTAGGACGCAATCCAGCTTTCTTTGTCTGCTTAATAGCTTTCTGTAAATTACCTGGCCCCCAGTTGTACGGTGCAAGTGCCAGATCCTTTTTGCCAAACTGCTTCTGTAGCTGCTCAATGTATTGAGACCCACCTTTAACATTTTGCTCAGGGTCAGTCGGATCTACGCCAAGCTCTTTTGCTGTTGCTGGCATAAGCTGCATCAAACCAGTTGCACCTTTGCCGCTTTTTGCTTGTGGCTTACCAGCTGACTCAACTTGGATGATTGCTTTTACTAGCGGTGGTTGTTGATCAATTAAGGCACTGATTGGTTGTGCTTTTGCTTTCTCTGTTGGTGCAGCAGGTGCAGACGGAACAGCTTTTAATGCTTCAATCTCAGCTCTAAGAGCTTCAATCTGCTGGTCTACATCACTTGTTCCTGCGCTTACCTCTGTAGTTTCTGGGAACATAGCTTGAATTTCTGGCCGTTGTGCAGCGCCAGCCTGAACACCAAGACGACCAAGAGCAGAGGCAATAGCTTCCGGTTGTTGCAAAGCTCGACCAATCACATCACGACTGCCTTTGCTTCCCAAAGCCGTTCCAAGAGCACTAGCAACTGCACCACCAACAGGACCAAGCAACGGAATTGCACCAGCACCAAAAGCGCCACCGGTTGTGTAGGCAATTTTGCCTAAGCGATTAAACAGTTTTCCGGCTGTATCACTTTCACGGGCAATATTGTTTTCAAGGATTGGACGTGTGAGAAGAATGCTCTGAACTTCCTTGTTAATAGTCTTTGCTTCTGGAACGTACTTCTCAATCTCAGCTTGCAACGCATGATAAATATCACGGTTAAACATAGCCTCGGTTGATTCGCCTTTAGGATTGTACTTCTTACCAAAAGCTTTCTTCTGCTCTTGCAGGTAACTCAATGCACCTTTGCCACGCTCTTGAATAAGCGATTTAATCTCAGCAATCTTTTTAAGATATGTGTCTTGTTCGTCTACTGTGTAGCCAGTACCCTTTTGTATCTTTCTAACTATATCGACAAACTGTGGCGTTTTGACCTTGATGCCTTCTTTTTCAACTTGAGCAATTTTATTATCAAGCTCAGTCTCTAACTTCACGACAGAGTTTTGTGCGTTTACATACGCTTCTGTTGGGTCAATCGTATCGCCCAAATATCCTTTCTCAAGAACGTTATCCAAACCTTTTTGCGTTAAGCTTTGAGCGCCAGACGTTGGATCAATATCAATTTGTCGTTTGCCAACCGTTTTTTTGTAATCAGCTGGTGTAGCCCCAATAGCACTACGACGAGCAGCTTTACCAAAATCACTAAGCTTTGGACCAAGCGCACTTACTAGCTCGCCGGTTGCGCCCAAGCCACCTCCAATGGCAGCAGCAGGGCCAACAACTTCACCGGCCTTTGCTAGCCGTTCTTCTACTGTTCCAGGTTGCGAAAGAAGCGTTTGTAATCCAGCAGCACCGGCAGCAGTACCGCCAGCCTTAGCGATATTTGCAGCACGAGTAGCTAAGGCAGAAGTAAGGCCAGCACCAGCAGCGACTTTACCCGGCGTATACAAACGTCCTACAGGCGACAGCAATGCGCCGCCAAGCTCCGGTCCTGTCATGCCAAGCAACAGTTGATTGGCTTCTAGATCCTTTTGCTTAACATACTCTTTCAGTATGTCCTGCCGCTGTGTTTCTTGTGCAAACTGCTCAACAGGAGAACGACCAAACAACAAAGCCTTTCCAGCTTCCGCAGCAGCTTCAATCTTTGGAAATGTGCCAAGGCTGTACGCCTCTTGCGTAAGCAGCTTTCGACCATACGCATCAGCTATAGCTTGCTCTAATGGCGATCTAGTTCTTAACTCAGCAACCCCAAGCTCTAAGACTGTAGGTGGTCTAGTCGGCTGCTCTGCAAGACTCATTAACTGCCCTGGAGCTGGTGCAACAGGTGCAGGAGTCATTACGGGCTCTGGCAATGACCTTAAACGCTCAATCTCAGCTCGTACCGATGCTATTTCAGCGTCAATGTCAGCCATTACTTCACACCTCGTGCGGCTTTCAGCTGTGCAAGCTCATCTTGTAATTGTCGTAGTGTCTCTAGCTTCTGAGCATCTGGATCTGCGTATTTAGGGGCTCGCATGATTGTATCAGGCGTTGGCACCTCATACTGATTTGCAATACTTCCAGCCGTTGCGTTGTATTTTTTACCGGCAACACTGTGAATGTTGCGAATAAAATCAACAGTATCGTTTATGGCTTTTTTGCTGATCTGAGGATCGCCAAATAGGTTTGATTTAATCTTTGTTTCCCATCGGGTAAACAACGGGTCTACCTGACTGTATAACTCTTGTTCACCGAGCGTTACCTGGCTTGGATCAATGGTCTTTTGAGCCATTGCAATAAGTTTTTGAATGTCTCCAATGGGAGGTTTTTCTTTCTTCGCAATGTTTTCAGCAGTCTTTAAAATGCCATCAATTCGCTCATACTCCTTTGCAATCGCTGTATCTGCAAGCTCCTTGCCAGCTTCA